TTTCAAATATATAATCTTTGTTTTGTCCAACAATTGTAGTTCTACTTTTAACATTATCAGTTTCGTATAAGCGTCCATCTGCTCCGTTTATTACTAGGTTACTGTATTCACCAGTTGGGTCTGTAAAGTCAACATATCTACTGTGTCCACTAAATGTTCTATTAATACTTTTTACTTTTACTACATTTGATGTTTGGTAACCAAATAATGTATTGTAGTCGTTTGCTGTAACTAATCTATTTTGACTTGCATATGCCAGTGGAGCATTTTGTTTGATGCTATCTAAACTTTCGTTAGCACTTGCAGATGTTATGCTGGTTTTTAATTGTAATGTAAATATTGCTGAATAGTTATTTCCATCAATTCCTTGATATGCAATTGTAACTTTTTTATTTGCCAAGTCATCTGGTCTAACTACATATGATTCATTTTTACTTACACGATACCATACACGTATAATACCTTGTGGTAAATTTCCAAACACCTTATCTGCAAACTGAACTGATATTTGATTATTCTTTCTTGTCTTGACTGAAAATACATCTCTGTCTACTGAATTAACACTATTGTATATTGCATCCTCTGATGTTGAAATATGCTTTACATTTCTCCACTCTTTAACTACTGCTCCATTTGTATTAATGGTTTGCACCCATACGTCACTAAAGTTAATATTGTCTACGTTAATATCAATAGTTTGATTATCAATTGGTGTGTCTATTTTTGTATCTTGAAATTGTAAGTTTCCTTCTTTGACCCCAAAGAAGAATCCTGTATCTTTGTTTGATAATCCCAATCCACTATTTTTATAATATATTCCAAATGCGCCTGTTGGATTTGGTGATTTCTCATGAACAAAATTATTTGTAGAATCTATGCTTACAATATTATATGTAGATGATTGCCCGTTAGCAATACCAGGCACATCAAACTTAATTTGATTTGCTGTATTGTTTAACTCATAAAACTGTTGCGTTATATTTCCTACTGAAGTTTGTTTCTTGGGACTACCATATTGATTACCAAACTGTAAGACTCCATTCATTACTGCAATAAAATCATCTAAGTTATTGATGTTGCTAGTAGATTCAAATTTAATATCTTGTCCACCTAAACTTGTTCCTGCACTACCAATTACAGGTTCGTTTGTTTTTACACTTGTTACTTTCATTTCACCAAACGCTGACACATTACGTCTTGGAGTATAGCCTAAAAATTCTGCTAGTTTATAAACACTTTCTTGTCTTTCTGCTGTGCTTAAGAAGTTATTACGTGAGTTCAAGTCAACTCTAAACGCTAAGTTATGTCCCATTTGTGCAACTACATCAAGTAGTGCTATGAACTCTGAACTTTCAATCCAGTCATTATAATTTTCTGGATATGTGCTTCTTACATAGTCGACCATTGCAGTTCGTATTGTATCGTAGTCAAATGCTTGTAAGTTAGCATTGACAAAAGATTCATATACTGCTACATAATCTTCAGCTGCAAAAAGTTTTGATTGTCTAATATTCTGTGCCATAATTAAAACTCTGCCTGTTCTGTGGATTCGCTGTCAAATTTAATCTGCAAGTCTGTTGCAGTTGTAGTTGGTAGATACATTAATTTAACTGTTACTGTAACTGAATGTGCTTCTTGGTCAACAATAATATCATTGCTGGCTAGTTTAAAGCGTGGATCATACGATACAATTTCATAAACTTCGTCATTAATTGCTTCTGTTGTATTATCATCCAGTGGTTGGAAAATATAATTAAGTAGATTACTACCAAAGTTTGGGTTGGTCCATTTTTCACCTTTACGGATTTTAAAATGATTCATCAGATCTTGTTTTGCAAGTTCTAGACCTTGTAATCTTAAACTTCCATTTTGTTGATCGACTGTGGTGTATCCTACTATATTACTCATACTAGTATTTATCGAATTCGTTATCTACTAAGTTAATTCAGTTTGGAAGATAAAATTCGTTGCCTTGATTCGGCCATATTGGGTAGGAACCGTTTAGTTTCGGCATAATAAACATATTCTGCTTGGGTTCTACTTCTGTCATCCAATAATCTTGTTGGATATTTGTTTGCTATTTCTTGTATGCCTTGTCGTTTAATTAGAGATCTATCTTTTGATATTCCATAATCAGCAAGCATAATAACTTTTGCTTCTAATTGTCGTTGAACACGATTGATACCACTGTTAGTCATAGCAGTTGCTACATATTGCCATTCTCTATCTTTTACATAATCATATAATTGAAATGTTCGTTGTTCTGATCCTACTCTGGTCCAATCACCTGTTAAGTAATATAAACTTACTAATCCATCATATTGACTTTGGCTTAATGAATCTAATACAAATACTTCTTTAAATCTACGTTCTGCATCTTTGAAAACTTTAATCCATTTATTAAACGCAGATTCTTCAGTAAGTCCTTCTCCGTCTACTCCGTCAACTAGATTATAACCAATTTTTATAACATTGTCAACATCTTTATATGCATAACCTTTCCAACCAATGTTTCTTAATATTAAGTTAATCATTGCTGGACTAGTTTCTAAATTTCTAATAGGCACAATTTCTCTTGCTAATGTGTTATCAGCAACTGGAAATAAATCAAAAGGTAATAAATCTTCCTTTGTTATTGTATTAGGTAAAGTATATATTGTCATGCTCCTACGTTCCCTTTTCCAGTTTTAATTGTTTCTTGAACTCCCTTAACACCTTTCCATGGGTGGTGCTCTGGAACTCTGCTGTTGATACTTGCGGTTACGCTTGTGTTAGTGGTTTGTGCCTGCACTGCTGCCTTTTCTGCTGATGTAGGTGCAGGTCCATTTATATCAACACGCCCTGCTTGTAAATAATAATTGTTAGTTGCTGTTAAGTTAATTTCGCGATCAGCATTACTATTAATATTGATAGCACTATGGATATCAATTGAACCAACGCTACTTTCCAGTTTGAGCCCTTCTGCTCCACTACTCTTAATATTAACTCCTTGTTCTGCTTGCATATTAATAGATCCCTTTGCATGAACATTGTAATCTCCATCTGTTGCTATGCTAACGCCGCCTTGACTATAAACATCAACACGACCGTCTGCGTCCATTTCTATCCATCCATTGCCTGCTTTGTTGCTGATGAATATAAATCCATTAGTATCATCTAATAGAATTTGGTTACCGCCACTTGTTCTAATTCTTATGTTGTCACTGGTTTCTTCGTCGTCCATACTGATAGTATGACCCATTTTAGATGTCCACCCAACTACCTTGCTAGGGCTTTCTCTTCTTGCACCACTTTGACTATGTCCTCTAACATAGTCTACTGCAAGACCAGATTCAAGTAATTGAAAGAGTTGTTTTTGTTTAGCTGCTTTTGTTACTGAATCATTTATATCTTTTGAATTCTTTTCAGTGGTCTGTGATAATATAATATTGCCGTCACCATCATATGCTTCGTGGCTTGCATTGCCGCCCATTGTTGCATTTCTATCTTTTGGTGGCAAGTAGCCTAAGTAAAAGCCTTGTTCCATTGATCCGGTAAAACCAACTATAACATTTGATCCAATTGCGGGTGGCTGTGGCCACATACCGTATGTAGTTGATGATCCAGGTTCTAAATCTACCTCATCAGCATCTTTTTTAATTTCAGTGTTACCACCAAATGGAGTTGTTAATAATATAATACGCTCTGAGTCTGCACCAAATTCTGGGATCTTAACAGTTATTCTGCCATTGTGTTGTGCATCCTGATCATTTATTACTTCACCAATGTATATTCCATTGATAGTATTAATATTGTATCCTTGCGATGCATTAGCACGTTTGGCAATATTTACACCATATGTATGATAACCTGCACCTGCTGATTTTGTTGTTTTCATTAATCCACCCTTAGATTTAATAATGTATCAAGTAGTAAAAATGTGCTACTGTTTTGATCTCTATATGTAGAGACTGTTTGTGTAAATGATCCTTGTTGAAATTTACTTATAACTTCATTAATTTTATATACTCCAGTTGTTAGCATATCAATTGGACCTTTTTGTTGATTTATTAATAGGTCTTCTGGATTTGGCTGAAAGTTTATAAATGCCATATATACCGAAGACTCGTTAATATCAAATATGCTTGTTCCATTTTGTCCTAGAAATATTGGATCACCTCTTGCTTCTATTCTTAAGTCTTGTGTATCTTTAATTCGTGCTGCATAGTTCATAATTGCCATGTTTGCAGTTGTATCTATGTCTGTCATCTCATTTACTTGTTGTCCTTGTGCTCCCATTGGTTGCACCCCAAATACTGGACTTTGATTGATATTATATTTTTGTAGTGGCACGTCACTTAAAAATTTTACTGCTGAAGTTCCTGAATCTTTTTCTGTGTTTGCTGGTACCAGTTCAATTCTAGATTGACCAGCTGGACCATCAGTGACTAGTCTTTCTTCCATTACCGGTTCTTTTCGTTGTTGAATTAAATTAGCTTCAAACATATTATTATTATCTGCATAATATATTGCTGCCGCAGGTGATAACGCTGTGTAGAAAGTTGAATTCAATGATAAATCAATGTCCATTACTTCTGTGTTCTCGCCTGTGTATTGATATGTATACTTTTTAACTAGCCTAGGAACAATGAGTCGATTAAATCTTTCATTTTGAGCTGCGGCTGAATTTCTTAAATTTTCAATTGTGGGACCATCTGGTGGAACTGTTTCACCTGAAGTTACAATTGATATTGTTAAAGTTATTTCTTTACGTTGAACATTTAGATTTTTGTCTACTTCGTTTATAAGTTTTGCTGTAGGCTTACACATTATATCATATGTTATTCCACTTCTCTGTGCTAGGTTATTGTGTTCAGTAAATGTTGGAGTATTTTTACCTATTTCATCTCTTACTGCAGCAGATAACTGTGTTTCGTTGTTTATAGTTATTTCTCTTGTGCCTAGCAATTCAAGAGATTCACTTTGCCCACTAGCATTGGCACTATTTGCCGTTCCTGCCCATGGAGCGTCTGCTAAGTTAAATGATGCAATGCCAAAATAATCTTGAGCTTGTGTAGTTGTTGATGCAGCTAACTTAACTTTATAATTAATCAAAGGTGGAGCATCAGCAAATCCTTGTTCTATGTCTACTGGGTTTCCCACAGGTTGATATTTCTTTGCAGCATTGTTTAATGTTATTTCTAATTCTTCAGCAAACGTTTTTACTGTTGTTACGTTCTTAACTGTTATGTCTGATTTTGTTACAGTCTCTTTCATTGCTTCACTATCCATGTTAGTGAATTCCATATAATATTTTGCGCCTGCTTCTCCCAGTGTTCCTGTCATTCCTTGCAATGCAAGAGCATAAAAGAATGGATTAGGTTTAGTTACACTTGCGCCAGTCACTGGATCTCTGCCTAGGAAATCTAATTGCAATACCCATTTTAGTTGTTGTATGTTTGCGTTCATTCCAAAGTAGCCACCAACTGTTAATGATCTATCTAAAAATCCAAATCCAAGTGGCTCTATTAAATCAAACGTAACTTTTGTAGCTGTAGCATGTCCATTTTTAATTGATGCTGTATTAGAAATAATATTTACATTTTGAACTGCATACGCACTTTCAACACCATCTTCGGCAACAATAACCGCCTTGCCTTGTGCAAGTGCTTGTTCTTTATTGAAACTTCCTTCAGTTGCTGCGTTGTGAGTATCAGTGTCTACAATCATAAATGTAAACTTATAGGTACCTGATGATACTGTATTGAGCCAGTTATCTTTTAACATTACGTAAACCTTGTAGGAACTTGAATAGTTAATCCTGCTTCAAAATCAAAAATAGGGTCATTTAATTTATCTTGGTTTACCATTGCAAATACCCACCAAAGTTTAGCATTGCCATATAGCTTGTTTGCTAGTGTGTCTGGACGCTGATGATATTTATTTTCTATTATGTATGGTTCTGTTGTAAGACCTGAGATTTCTGCAACTGTAGGTTCCCATATACCAAGATATTTCTTTTCCTCTATTGGAGTTGATCTGTATAAACTATCTCTTCTAAATTCTATAGCCATTAATTAAAACCTCCAAGTAGGTTTCCTTGTGAGAAATCAGTAATATTAAATTTCTTTCTAACTGTTGCTGGTGATAGCTGAACGGAAAGTTCAACTGCTAATAATAGCATAGTTGGAACAACGCCGGCTTCACATTCAACATAGTTAACATCTTCTGGCATTGTATAGTTCATACTTCTTACAACCACTGGTGTTGCTTGGGCATGTAGAGCATTTTTGCCATATACTCTAAGATTTAAAATTGGAGGCGGTGTGCCTGCTGTAGTTGGATTCTGCTCACCAAAGTCTGACTTGGTGCATGTTTTTAAAAATTGTATTGCGGCTGCTGTATGTCTTGCTTCCGCCAAATCATTTGATGTAAAGTTTGCTGTAATACTGATACTAGGATTTGCTGTTGATATGTAATACTGTGGTTGGTATATTGTATGTGTAATATCATATGTTCCATAGTTGGCTTGGTGTCCTACTTGTAGTGTTGGTGTATAAGGAAATACTAATCCACCATCTTCAACTAGTGGACTCAATATGCTATAACTAGTTTGTCCCACTGACCCAACGTCACCTCCGAGTGGAAATGGGTTGCCCGGCCTTGGTTTTAATGATACAACTGCTCCAGGACTATTTGTAAACCCTAAAGATGAATTTGGTATTCCTGATTTACTCATGTTAATCTATCCTCTATAAAGCTAAAAATCTTTTGGTCAAATTTGCCAAAAAACTTTGTAAATTCTTTTTGTTTTGCTTCCGGAGTGGCATCACTTGCCATTGCTTTACGGAAGTCACTTGCACTCATGCCGCCTTGCATTAATGGTGCTTCATAAAAATATATCATTTCACTTTGTGGCTTTACATCTTTTATAT